CCTTTATCTTGCGCCTGTCTCTTTCCCACTCTGTTTGTTCCATCCCTTTGTCATATTCAGGATAAGGCTTTTCTTTCGTCTTAAACTGAAAATGCTTGCACAAAGGATAAATGTAACGATAGGTTTTCACCACGAACACCTCCAAATCACCAAGTAGAAAAGCAACATTCGAGCGAACATAACCAGATGGAGATGTCGTGTTTATGAGTATCTGTTCGTGGGTAAACTCACCTGTTCGCCTGTTGCGAAGAAAGCGCGTGTAATGAAAGCCGTAATACTTGAAATTGGCTGCTTTGTAGATTGTTCCGCAACCCAAACGACCGTCGGCAAAACTTTGTATCGCCACGACGTTCTCGTCCATCTTTCGGATCAACTTAATGCTGGCAGCAATTAACACCGTTTCTGCGTTCTTTCCGAGGCAATCATCAATCCACAGACGATTTAATTCACACATCCACGCTTTCGGGTTCGGATGGGTAAACAGCTTTGCGTTCATGTTCTTCATGTACCCGTAAACTGCAACACCGAGGCATCTGTCTGGCTCATCAGCGCGGAAGATACCGAAATTAAACACCCCAAAGCCGCCAAAGTTCCATTTATGGGAATAGTGGTGTTCTATCACCATTTGGCGGGCAAGTTCCTTTTCCACGGGTTTGATAAGCAGGTCGCCGAGCGACGAGGTTTGTTTCAGGACAAACAGATTTTCTTTAATCATTCAGCATACTAACAATGTTTTAATGGTTTATAAATATGGTTTGAGTTATTTTTCGTACTTTTGCAGTCCTACCACATACGAGCGGGCTTTCCGCATACACAAAAAAAGCGTCACAACGCGGTCAAAAGGCATATTAAGCCCCTGACTGTGCGTTGTGGCGCATCTTTGTGTTAGTATGTGGTAGGATACTACTAACAGGTCGGGGGCTTTTTCTTTCCCCCTCTTTCAGGTGTCTATCGGTTCAGCAGTTCGTCCACCTGCCGCTTGCATTCGGCGCGGTAGGCTTCAAACGTGCGCAGTTCCTCGGCGTGTTCGGCCGTGTTATCGCTGTTTGCCAGAATGGCAATCTGGTCGTCGATACTGTAACGCCTGCCGATAAGCCCTGCCACGAACTTGCCGCGGCGGTTTTCGTCGGTGACGGTGCGGGCATCGACGGAAATGCGGGTAGAACCGTCGGTTTCCTCACCTGTGTAGGAGTAGCCGCGGGCGGTTTCGCCGCTTTCCTCGTCCACCACCACATCGGCGGGGGCTTCGTTCAGATAAAGCAGGTAGCTGTCCGCGTCATACCTTACATACTTCTTTCTTTCAATGTAACTTACTGTGTTCATTACTCTTTTTTATTGGTCGGGATCGACTATGCTGTAAAAGCAGCGTTTGCCGTCTGTCCCGATGGGTTGCTTGATTATTTTCGCTGCAACGGGTTCGGTCAGTTCCACGCCGTCAAGCTGGCGGATAAGGGCTTTTGACCCCGTGAAAGTGATGTGCTTTATCCAAGCCATGACGGGGTTGCCCTCGTCGTCTATCACTTTGCCCTGCTCGTCCTCCATCTGCTCGTAAATCTCATATTGCAACGTCAGCATTTCACCATCGTATTTCGATTGCGAAACGTCGAAAGCCGTTATATGGATTTCACGGTTCAGGATGGTGTCGATGTGGTATTTACCACCCGTTAATTTGCCCTGTTTGGGCTTAATGTCACTAAATTTTTTCATACCGAGTATTTTTAATAAATGATTGCTGTCGCAGTGTTTCATAAAGCCCATGCGTGAAGCCACGCGAAGCCTTATTTCTTCGTCAGGTAGTCCCTTTTTACGCAAAGCGGCCAGTTCCCTGCACAACCCCTGTTTGTTGCGTTTGCGGGCAAGGCAGTGGGTGTGGTAGGTCACGTAACCGACGAAATCGATGCCCCGACTTTCCACGGGATAGATTTGGAAGTTGCTTTTCAGCGTGAGCAGGCGGCTTTCATTCAGGTAATGGTTGATATATACCAGAACGCCGCTTAAATACTCCTTGCTGTCGGAAAGCAGCACTATATCGTCGGCGTAACGGTAATAGTACCGCACCCCGACGTCTTCCTTTAACAGGTGGTCGAGTTCCGAAAGGTACAGGTTGGCGAAATATTGGGAAATGTAGTTGCCGATAGGCACGCCGCTGGCCGAATCTATGATGCCGTCCAGAAGCCAAAGCACATCGGGGTCTTTCAGCTTGCGCCGAATGACCTGTTTAAGTATGCCGTGGTCGATGGAGGGATAGAACTTGCGCACGTCGATTTTAAGACAGTACCGCGTCCCGTCAGGGTCACGGCGCAGGTCGGTGCGCAACTGCCGAAGCAGCGAGTGAATACCACGCCCACGGATGCAGGCATGGGTGTTAGAGGTGAACTGTGGCGTCCAGACGGGTTCAAGCACTTGCATGATTGCCCATTGGACAACACGGTCACGAAAAGGCAGTTTATAGATTTCGCGACGTTTAGGTTCGTATTTGATAAACACCTCGTAAGAGGAGGTCGTATAGGTTCGGGTCGTCAGTTCCGCCTGCAACTGCCGCAGGTTAGCGTCTAAATCGGCCTCGAACCGTTTAACCTCGTCACGTTTCCTTTTGCCGTTGCTCGCATTGTGGAACGCCTGCAAAAGGTTTTCCATCGAGCGGATTTGCTCGAACAAGTAACCTTTTCGTTTCATCGGGTCTTCGGGTCATGGGGTCTATGGGTCTTAAAATCTGCTTTGCATAATCGGGAGCGGTCGAGGCTTGCGCCCTACTGACACCCTTTTTGGCCTGTCATCTTTTGCCGAGGGGCAAGGTTCATTTCCCTGTCGCTTTTATTTCTTTTCCAAAGTATAGGGGCGACGAGTAGTTCGCATTCGTAGTCGAAGCTGCGTTGTTCGCAGTCGAGTTGGACGCACCTGCGTTCGTGCCATTGTTCACGTTACCGCCAGCAGCCTGAACGCGCAAACTAACCACCCACGGGAAATGCAACCTGCCTTTCACTTGAAAGACAGCGCAAATTTAACACTTTCGCACCAGACACCCAAAATTCCCAAAAAATTTCGCCCGCCTGACGGCGGGATTAAAGAAAACCCCGCCGCCATTATCAGCTACATTATTTCTCGGTATGAAAAAATTTCAAAGAACGATGTTTGTTTTCGGGGGCTTCGCCCCGTGTTCGTTTTTTTTCGTCTTACTCGATTTGCGGGTCTTCCTCGAAAAAGCAGAGGGGCGACGAGTAGCTCGCATTCGCAGTCGAAGCTGCGCCGTCCGCAGACGAGACGGACGCACCCGCGTTCGTGCCATGGTACACGCTACCGCCAGCAGCCAGAACGCGCAAACTAGTCTGTGTGGCGGCGTTTGTCCAGAAATAGTCGCAGTAATACGTTGCGGTAGAACCGCCCACGGACGTAGGCATACAACAAAGTCCCTCATAGGATTTCTTTATGATATACCCCTCACGCTGCGGGCATTCGCACGTCTTACGCATACCCTCGCCGATATTTGCAGGGTCAAAAGCAGCATACATGGACTTTGCCACGAACACCTCCGTCTTTTCGCCTGCTGTCTGCGAAACGGTCAGACCGCGCACCCAACGCCAAAGGTTGCCAAAGCCAGCGTTTACAAGGCCGAAGAAAACGGGGACTTTACATTGGTACACGGCCACGCCGTCGGCGTTCGTCACGGAATAATCCACAAGTCCTACACCGTCGCCCAGTTCAAGCCCCACGCTGGTGGGAATGACGGGGTAATAACCGTTATACGTGCCCCAGTTCGGCATATTCGTAGCACCCGCGCCAAAGCCGCCCTGACGCAGGCCGTTAGCGTCAAGTTCTGCGTTGAAAGCGGCCTGCGAATTGCGCGTGCCCATGATTATCTCGAAAAGGTATTCCACAACCGCACGGGCGACAAACCAGTTAGCCTCCCACCCCTCGCCGCGTTTGCGGGCATACGTTCCGAAAGCCGTTGTACTTAATGCCGTGGCGGGCATTCCCAGCATCGTTTTTTGCGGGGCATCGGCCGCCAGCGGGTAATTATCACCCAGTGCGTTGCCGTTGCCGCCACGATAACGGGGGTCGGTGGATATGACGGAACACAGTTTTTGTTCGGTTCTGTCCATCACACCCGCATCAATCCACGAAATGCCGCCTGCGGGAACGTAGATGCTGTTCTTTCCTTTGATGGGCTGGAACGTGACGGTCTGGATGCGGCGGTTGCCCTCCGTCCAAGTGGTGAAGTAGTGGGCGTTCCAGCACCACATGCACTGCCCCATAGTGCCGTCCAGCTTCGCGGGGCTGCCGTCGTCGAAACGGGTGCTGTCCGCGGCATCCAACTTGCGACGCTTGCGGTCGTCAGTAACCAGATAGCGGCCAAGTCCCAATTTGGCGGGAAGTTCCTTTAAGGCCTGCAAAGAGCCGTAATACCCTGCGGCGGTGGGAGTAGCGGCCGTTTCGTCCCACCAGCGGCCTGCAATGGGATTGCCTGCCGTCTGGACGGCCTCCTGCAAGTTCATGCGGCGCGTTTCGCCGCTCTCATCAACCACGGCAACCTGCATGTCCGACATGCTGCCCGTGGCGGCGTCAAGCTCGTTGATGCGCTTGCCGCTCTCAAAAGCCGTCAGAAGCTGGCGGACTTTTTCTTCTTCGTTTGCGTTTAATGCCATTTGAATGATAGTTTTAAGTGAATAATATGTTTGCACCAGCCAGCAAAAGCGAGGCATGGCCTGATTTTATCAAAGACGGCCTGACGACCTCGACCGTGACGGTCTGGTGCAACGCCGTGTTTTCGGTGGGGATAACGTGGACGCGGCTTTTGCCAAGACCCAGCACCACCACCTCCCCATCAGGTTCGACGTCCACGGCTTTGCCGTCGGAAAGCCAGAGCACGTTTTGAACGGCGAACTGCGGCAGCAGGCTGGCTTTGATGTACTGTTTCACGGGGTTGCCATAGGTGATACGGCGCGGAGGTTCCACGGTCATGACAAGGGGAATGACGCGCCCCGCGCTGTCGGCCTGTATGGCAAAGATGGTCTGACGCACGGCCGCGATGTCCTGACGTATTTCCGCGTCGGACTGTTGCAATCCCGTTTTCGTGTCGGTGATACGTTTGCCGAGTGCCGTTTCGGCCGCTTCCGCGCGCTGGCGTTCCCCGTCGATGTTCATTTGCAGTGTGGCTTCCGCGCCCTTTGCCCTGTCGCTTTCCACCTTGACAGCGGCCGCAATGGCTCTGTCATAAGCAGCGGTGATGTCCTTTTCAAGCTGTTCAAGCAGTCCAGAAAGGGTTTCGGTGTCGGTGATGCCTTGCAAAAAGGTTTCGATTTCCTGCCAGCGGTTTATCGTGCTGTCCGCCGTGTCCTTTGCTTCCAGAAAGGTTTTAAGCGTGTTCGCCAACGCCCAAAAAGTGCTGTAATTCGCGCCCAGCGCGGAAAACGTGCTTTCCAGAGAGCCGAAAACGGCCGTCGGGTGCAGACGCTTCCGCAGCTGTTCCAAATTGGCGTTGGCCGTGTCGATTTCCGCCTGCTGGTCGCTGTCCGTCTTATGCAGCGCGGTGATTTCCTTGTCCTGTTCCGCGTCTTTCTTATGGATGTTCTCCACCTCGACCTCCAGAGCGTCGATTTCTTCCTGCTGCCGTTCGTCAGTGGCTTCCAGTTCCTCGATATTCTCGGCGATGTTGTTGAACTGTTCGGCCGAAGACTGCTTGTGCGCGTCATAGTCGCTTTTCAATTCACGGTGCTGCCGTTCCAACTCCTGCCCCGCGGTGGCGGCATACTTGCCGTTCAACTGTTCGGGCAGTTCCTCTACCTGCGCGATGGGGATTTTGCTTTCCTCCTTATGGACGTAGCTGTCGAGCCAGTCGGCAAACTGTTCCTCCGTCGGGTACTTGCCGCGACGGAACCACGCCTTTAACTGTGCGATGCTTCTTATTGGCATTATAGTGTTATTTTATCGGGTTATCGTACTTTCATGATATAGGCAAGGGTATAATACGGCGGGCGGTTCTCATGCTGCGCGCCACCGCCCGTGGCGTTCGTGTTTCCGAACTGTGTCGTCCTGTCATGTTTCGATGTTGAATTGGGCGAGGAATTGCGACCGCCGCCTTTCCATGTGCCGCTGTCCTCCTGCCAAAGGTTCTGCGGGTGGGTGTGGCTCGGCATTTCGTTGATGGTGAGGGCGTGTTTCTTCTCGCCGCCCGTGTTGCCGTATTTCTTGTATTCGTCATCGAGGTCGTTATAACCCACGATGAAACGACCGCGCAGGTCGGGAAGACGGAAGAAGCCGCTTTGCGTGGTGTAGCGCGTGCCGTTGTAGTTCACACCAGCATTGAAAGCGGTGCCAAGGGCTTTGTAAAGTTCAGGGTATTCGCTGGTCTTCAACATCGCGCCGTCGCACAGGGCGTAATTTTCGGGGACTTTCACACCCGCCCACATCTTGACGATGCCCAGCGGCTCGCTGACGGATTTTGCCGCGGTGTCAGACTGTTGTTTGGCAAGGTCGGCAATCAGCTTTTCAAGTTCGGCAGACGTCTTCGGTTTCTGGAAGTCCTCCCACTTGAAATTTTCACTGCCCACGCCTGCGGCAAGCGTCCGACGCGTGTAGGCTTTCGGGTATTCAAAACCCTGCGCGTTTACTGAAACGTCCTCCAGCTTCACGTACATGCCCCCTGAAATGTTGCCGCCCTCCCAGCGCAGAACCTCGCCGTGCGGATAGTCACGCGTCTTGACGAACACATAGCCCGCGGCACGTTGCGTGTCGTTGTTCGTCAGCTCGCAGCCTGTAAGAATAAGTTTGTCGCCTGCGATATTGCCCAGTGCGGCCACAAGTGCCGTGCCCGCCTGCAACATGTCGAGCGTGTCGCAGTCAAGCGGAAAATCCTTGTTCGGCTGGGTCAGGAAATTACCTATCGTTTCCATTCTAAAAGTCTTTTATCAGTGTTTAATTATAATTTATCGTCCAACGTTTGGAGGCAAGTTTATAGGTGCTTACCACCGCGGCAAGGCGTGTCTCGTCGATTTTCCCCATAAGGGCATACGGCACGGACACCCAGAAGTCGAAGCCGCTCACACCGCCGTAGCCGCGGCGGTTGATGATGAAAGCCTTGCCGCCGCCACGCACGGGCAAAAGGATATGCCTGTCCATGTCCCGCGTAAAGAGGCGTGCGCCGCGCAGCCCGCCGCTGTCCTCGTCGTCCACGGTGATACGACGCTCCGTCTGGTCGAAAGTGTCGTTCAGAACCGCGCGCAAGTGGCAGACCTGACCGTTGTGCCAGAGCCTGTAATCCTTATCGTCGCGCCACCGCATGAACTCGCCGTGCAGCACGCTGCAACCCTGTACCGCGCTTTGCATGAAAGCCGCCACAAGGGGCTTGCGCAGGGCTGTGGGAAGCAGCAGGAGCGCAAGGCGTTTTATCTTGACATCGTACACACTCATTTGTAAGATTTCATATTGACTGTTATGTTGCCCGCGGAAAAATAGCCAGCCGCGGGGGTAAAACGGGCGTCTATGTCGGTAGGGGTACTTTCACCGTCCACCTCCGTGGTCGCACCGCTCATCTCAACGATGCGCACGCCCTCGATTTTCTGGAGTTCGTCCACAAGTGCCATGTTGCTGT